TATTCTCCCGTTTCAGATAAACACTTTAAAATTTCACCATTTGAAACTCTATCAACCAAATCTACTACATTCAACCAACCCTTATCGGTTAAAATCAAAGTGTTTTTAGAAAAACATGGTAAAACACCCATCATGGCCCCTTTTCGGGGTTGCTTTTTTACAATGGATTTAAGCTCATTCCAGTCAACTTCTTCAGTTAAATGATTTTTAATTGTATCTAAATAACCATCATTATCACCTTTTACAATACATTCACTAACAGAATCCCATATTTGCATATAGGAAACAACACCAGGATGTTTAACACCAATCCCTTTAATCAACGAACCTCTTGGTCTTATAAATCCAAAGTTAATTCCATATCCACCTTCAGAAGCTAATGTTTTAGCTTGTTCTAGAATGGTTAAGAATATATTAATAAGATCATCAGGAGTATCATCCGATTGCATCTCTACTTTATACTGAATATCTTCTGTTTTTCTAGTGTAAGTAATTTTAGCATCTCTTACAGGACCATTAATGAAACAATTCATTAATGTTGCTTTGCCATAAGTTGTTCCTGCGTTTGCTGATATTCTTCCTCCAGGAGTACATTTTAACCCGACGGCTTGACCATCTTTATTGAACTTAACCAATATGTTTAAAAATTTCTTTTCCCATTCTTCAGGATTTTTTTCAACGGACGCACATGCTTTAGCAATTCGCTTAAATGTGTCAATTGGAGTTTCGTCACCAAATTGATATTTCTTCTTCCAATTTTCATACGCCATATTAGTCTTAAATAATTCCATATAACCTCTCTACTAATTATTTTTTGTTAAAGTCTAGTTGTTCTTCTAATTCTTTCAATCTATTAGTCAACAATTTTAAATCAAATCTGAATCGTTTACTTTCAATTAATTGTTCAATATAGTATATAGATTTTTTTATTTGATCATTTGACATAACAGTTATGGGTCTCATTATGGATTGATTAGCACCCCAAGAGGTATAGCCTAAATTTACACTTTTCATCCGAATAAATCCTCTTTGGTTAATACCACAAATTCAAGCCCATTTCTATTACAAAATCCTTTTGCAGCTTGCCATTTACAAGTATTTTTTTGATATGTATTAACTTCTCGTAAATATCTCGCCATTGCTTTTTTATTCTTATTTTTTGGTGGTTGAGGAACGTATACACCGGTCTTTGTTCTTACTGGTCCTTGTTCTGCGGGTTTTATTTCGGCAATAAATTTTTTAAGCTTTCCGGATTTATCTATTAATTCAATATAAGCATCCGGATAATAAATATGCTGCTTTCCGTCCATTGTATTTATGTAAGGTATTTTTATACATTCTGAGCACCATCTTAATACTTTTTGATTCTGGTCTAACCAGTTCATTAATCTTAATTCCCAACTGCTTCTGAATATAGGACTTGTGGATCCTATATACTTCTCTTTATTAATGACTTTATAAACGCCCTGATACCAGCTACTCATTATTTAAGTACCTTAAGGAATGAACTATACATCTTCAAATCCTCAACATATTTGTTTATCTTATTCTTTAATAACCATTGAAATATCGTGAATTCGTTGTAAGGGTTAATAACATATGCATCGAACTGTTCTCGTATGACCTGACGGATTTGTTGCGGTATAAAGTCGAAGTCTATCAGCTGTTTGTTTCGTTCATAATTTTTTCGAACATCTTCCTCCTGAAGATAGATTTCAACACCTTGTCTAATCCATTTTTCAGCTGTTCCTTTACCAACTCGATCTTTAACTTTAGGAATATTATCTGACGTGTCGCCGGTCAATATTTTGATTTCAAGATCCATTTGTGGATTGAGGCTTTCAGTAAACTTCTTTTTAATAGGATTATAAATCTTAACTCGATGAAGCGTTAAAAGTTGAATCATATCATTATCTGTAGTGATAATAATTTTATTCATATCTTCCATTCGTTCACGACAAAGGATAGCAATAATATCATCCGCCTCACAGCCATCAGCTTTAATGCAAAACACATTACTAAAATTTTTCTGAAAGCTTGTTAAAAAATCATCCATGACAGGATAAAATTTATCGAAATCTATTACTGATTTGTTCCTTGCTTCTTTTCGTTGTCCTTTATAATCTTTGTAAATATTCTTTCTCCAGCTATGCTTGTGATCTATTGCAAATATTACTCGGTCAGGAGAAAACTGTTTGATTGCAGCAAAGAAAGAATTTATCATTAAAAAACGCCAATAGAAAAAATCAAGATCTTCAGGAGCATTAAAATTAGCAATATGAAGGCATCTATAAACCAAGTTATGAACGTCAAAAATTAAAACCATAGGTGTTTTTGGAGGCATATCAAGGTATTTACTCAATTTGGTTTTTATCATATAGACTCGCTTTTCAAGGATTTAATAAATGGTCTAACTAAAATATTTTCAGGATAAGATTTAGTACATCTGTTGAAGATGCTAATCTTCTCTTCATTTAAATCTTTAAGTGAAACAATGGCTTTTCTCAATTTGATTTCCATAAGTAGTAATTCGGCAATAAAATAAGCATCCACAATATCATCATTTACTAAGCCATCAAGTTTTTCTTTAATTGGTAATTCGTTATATGTATCCACCATCCTAACTTTATCAGCATTACCAAATCCTGTTGCGAACTTTTTAATTGATCCTGGATCATATAATCTTATAGGAACACCCGCCTGATAATATTCAACTTTAAGAGCGCCGGCAGCCTCAGCAATATTGAATACACGGCCATGAGCAGCAAAAGCATAATCTTCAAATGCCACATAATCAGGCTTACATTTAACATCCTCTAAAACTGAATAATATATTCTATCTCTAAAAGTAAGGTACTGTTCAATATCATTAGGAAAATCTTTCTTCTTGAAATATATCATTCTCTCTGTTTCATCTTTTTTCTTTTGCGTAAATCCCAAATAGTTTCTTCTGATAACATTTAGTTTTTCATCTGTCACTATCCAAACAACTCCAGGGGAATTTATTGAATTATCCACACCAACTATAACCACTAATAACCTCCAGTTAAATATATCTTATCAAAAATATTGTTTGTGAAAAATGGTTTTAATACATCAAAATTTAACAAATCTTTAGTGCTATACTTATTCAATATTAATTCATTTATATCTTTAACGTTATTTGGTAATCCAACAAATTTCAAAAACGAATCCCAAAGAAAAACATATTTCCCCTCAAGTAAATATTGATAAGATTTTTTTCTTCCGTCTTTATCATTATCGAACAAATAATAGGAATTCACTGTTGATAAAAAATCTTTAATTTTTTGAGGATAACTTATACCTAATGTTGCTATTGAATTTTTAACAAAAATAGAATCGATAGGACCTTCTTGAACAATGATAGGTTTTGTTTTATCTATATTATAAATGCCGTAAATGGCTTCATCTCGGTTTTCTTGTCGATTAAGATATTTTGGTGTTTGATAATCGAATAATGCTCTTCCCTGCCAATAGTATATATCATCTTCATTATCAAAAAATGGTATGATAACTCTATTTTTAAATTTTCCATCCACTGCTAAAAACCACTTCGACCAAACATCTTCGGGTATTTTTCTTAATGCACAAAACGTTCTTGCTTTATTAAAATATTTATCTGTTCCGTTAAGTATAGGAACGAAATGTTTTATATCTTCAAGTTCATCTTTCTTGATCTTAATTTTTTCTTCTTTTCTTTCTTTTGTTCTTTTTACTTCTAGTTTTGTCCATTCAATTTCTGATTCTTTTGTTTTTGTTTGTGATAAACATTCTTTAACATATGAAGTATAATTAGATGGAAAATAATTTTTCATCCAGATTACTGCAAGCATTGATTTCTGACAATTATGACAATAAAACTGCCAAGTCTTTCTATTCTTTTTTGAATCTGTTCTATAAAGCAAATATCCACGTTGTTTAAACTTATTCGTTTTAGAATCTCCACAGATATTGCATCTAAATCTAATAAGCGTTCGTTTAGATAGATCAGGCTTAGTAAAATTTGATCCAACAACAATTCGTAAATGTCTTTCTAGAATGTGATCATCTAAAATGTAATTCATAAAAAGTAGGGGAGGATAACCTCCCCATTCTTTCTTGATTATATGATGTTACTTATTTGAACTTACGCCGGAACGAAGCTTCTTCAAAAATGCATCTTTATTAACTTCTGTTTTTGGTGCAGATTCTTGAGTTGCTTCTTGTGAGTCTTTCTGATTGTCGTCTTGCTTCGTTTCTTGTTTTTCTTCATTTCGGGTTGAAGACTTCTGAGAAGCCGATGGTGAAGAAGAACCAATTACCTTTGAAAATCTTTCAGCAATCTCTTCATATGTTTTGAATTTATCAAGTGTAATAAATTCATTAACATCACACAACTGTTTTACAACTTCCGTGAACACATCTTCTTCTAATGCTGACGGAGCTGAGAAACTAGAACTATCATAATTAGGATATGATCTATCACCAGTTTTAGTCGTTTTAAGCATTAGTTTAAAATTTGCGCCTTCATAAGGATCGAAAATCATAACTGCTTCTTCGAATTTTCCTTCGATTGCATCCATGATTTTTTCTTGAATTTTCTTACCATAACGAAACAAGAAAACCTTTCCTTCATTAGCAGGATTTTGAGAATCCTTAATTACAAGAATGTTTGCATAATATGAAGTCTTTCTTGAACGTGTTCTTACAGTATCAGGATCATCATCCCAAAGATCAGTGTTAGCTTTACACACAGGACATTCTTTACCGATTGTTGTTGGACAATTATTAATGAACCAACTTCCATGTTCTTTAAATCCGTGTGAAAAAACCTTTGAAAATGGAATAGATTCCAAGTCTTTGTTTGGAAGGAAACGAATAACTGCATGAGCTGAACCATCGTCACCGGCCTTCAACGTATAAATACGATCATCTTTGAAATTGGTTCCGCCCTTTTCTGCTTCCTTAATCTTTTCTGTAATCGCGCCCCAATTCATATTAAATTTCTTAGCCATTTGCGGCCTCCTTTTTTCAGATTATTTTTCTTATTTTTCTCAGAATTTTTTTGAATTTTTTTAATTCTTCGGACTCTTCGAAATTACTGTTTTCGTCAACATCATCTTCAAGCATAATGTAAAATAACGGCGACACTCTCTTTTTTAAAATTAACTCATCATAAACAAGATTACCTCCATTTCTATTTATTTTGAAATATGCTGAAATATCTTTAAAATTTAACTGTTTATCTAATTCTAAAATGAATTGCTGATCAATTATAAACTGCTCATTTTTGTACAATTCCTTTATACTATTTATGTTTTTGGAATTAACTTCTGCCCAATTTAACTTCTTGTTAAATATGAAGTTATGTAACAAAAAAAGTGTAAAATCTTTATAATTAAAAAATGAATTTTCAACGTCATTGTATACTCTTTTACATTGACTTTTAATAAATTCTCCTGATCTATTGAACCAAGAAATACTATGCAACTTATCAAAATCTATATCAGAACCCTTGATATATTTTATCATATTTTGATAAATCGAAAACACTTTAAGTGATGAACTATCTTTCAATCCCATAGTTAAAAAACCAAATATTTTTTAAGTGAATTCTTCCTCAATTTTATTTTGTATTTTATAGCCATTTCCCTAACGAGTATTTCTCTATTTTGTTGACTCAATAATTCAAGTAGCTTTTTGAAGTCTACAAAATTCTTTTCAACAAACATCAATGTTGTATGAATATTCAATCCATATTTTGTTTTGCAAATGTAAAGCAGTTCATTAAACTTTCTAACATTTTCTTCACTTATGTTTGTTCTCTTTTTGAAGAATGACGGTAAATTAATTCCGAATTCTTTAACAATTTTAAAAAAATCTTTTTCATCAATTTTATCAGAATAGTTAATCTCCACACCTTCTTTTAAATTGATAAATGTTTGTTCTGAATTAATTTGTATTATGTTGTCCATTCTATCTCCAAACTGTTTAATAAATATACTATTTCATTATATAATTGTCAACATATCAATTTTGGACCTATTACATTTCTATGCCTATTATATCACCACGCTTCTTCTTCTTTTCATCTTTCATTCTAGTCAAAATTTCAACTGCAGCATCATCCACGACTCTTGTGGATTTAGGACCAGCACCACTCACAAATTTTGGTTTAATATCATCTGAAAGTTTAAGATTATCTACATCTCCAAGATCATCAAAAATTCTCATTTTTAAATAATCAACACAAACATTTTGCTTCATTTTGTTTATGCCATATCTATTCTTTAAAATTATCCAACAAAACCTTCCAGCTTCTCTATACTCATCCGTTTGTGTTACACCAACTATTAAATCGGCGGTTGCTACAGTTCCAATAGAATCGCTTACATCAGTCAAATCTAAAGTTGCAGATGAAAATCCACCACGATTGGTTTGAACAGCCGACACGACAGGAATACCATATTCAACTCCAATTGCACGAAGCTCTTCAGAAACTCTTTTTTGTTCACCGTAAGAATTGTCACCATTCTTCATGTTGATAGGAACCATTAATCCCATATAATCAAGGAAGATTATATCTGGTGTGAATCCTCTCTTTACTTTCAATTCTTTAAGGAGATTTCTTATTTTGTTAGTGTTCAATGATCGTGGTGGGAATTCCTTAACTACAAATTTGTTATTGAATTTATTTCCTATATTATCAAATTTCTTTCCAAATGAATCTTTGGTTAAAAATTTCAATTCACCTATATTAATGTCAAACAAATTTGCTAATATACGTTCAGTAATTTTCTCTTCTGACATTTCAAGAGAAACATATAATACCTTCTTATTATCCAATAATGCATTAACAGAAAGTGAACACATTATTAAACTCTTCCCAAGGTTGGTATTATGACTTGAAATACCATTAGTATAATATCGGTGATTATCATTATTAACTGTAATGTCCACAACATTTATGAATTTATTCAATAATTCAATTTTGAATGGTTTATAAATATTATCAGAACACAAAATAGTATGAATTT